CACAAGTCCAATTTCAATAGTGAGCGTCAATTCAATCATGACGCCCATTTTGTTAGAAAAGTGGCGAAAACCAAAAACCTAGATTATACGAATTTACCAGACGATTGTGTGATAGATTCATTATATTCATATTTGGTTAGAAGGAGATTACCCACTTATCCTAACTACAATTCGAAGTTGGAGCATTTGCACAAATTGGCCAAAGCATGGGAAAGCGAAACAATGCCACTATCTAAAAACATCGCCAATGCCAAACAACTAAACAATTATTACCTAACAATAGGAAAAGTTGCTAATAGTACTGACATTGACGTTTTATTGTCTCAACATCATGAAGACAAATTAGGTAGAAGAGCACGCTTTTTTCGTTGGATAACTGGACGCACTGTCCAAACAGTCCGAGAGGACTGAAGACGCGGCGCCCCGCGTAGGATACTTGAAACAATCTGTCAGAAAGGAGCAAAACTCGAACCAATGGCCGACTGGAAATTACCGTTTGTGAAAGAGCCTGAGAAGCATGAATGCCAATCAATGAAATATGAGTACATTTATGAATTGCCAGAAACATTGTTTAAGGAGAAATTCATAATGAACAATTGTGCACACAATGAATATGTAGGATTTAGAAATAGATATTTGAAAGAGATGCAGTTCAACTTGAATTATGACGTCTCCCTAGTAGAAACTATATTAGATGATTTGTGTGAACAATTAAAACCACATTTTGATGGTAGGCAATCAGTTTCAAATTTCTTTGACTCTAGAACTGGTAGTATGAAAAGAAGATACATGGAAGCCATAGAACAAGTAGATCAGTTTGGGTTCAGATTGTTCAAGGATAATAAGTGCTCCGCTTTTGTCAAAAACGAACTCTATGACGAGATAAAACCACCTAGAATGATAATAAATAGAGACCCTAGATTTAATTTAGTCTACAGTATGTTTACTATACCTTTAGAGCATGCTATGATGAAAATACCACAATTTTCAAAAGGCAAAAATTATATTCAAAGAGGTCAACAATTTTCAGAACTCGTCCATGGAGAGTGGATATTGGAAGGAGATTGTTCGAAGTTTGAGTCCTCGCAACGACTACCATTGTTGAAGCAAGTGGAACTTGGAATTTTTAAGAGGTTGTTACCAGCAACAGATTATGAATTGTTGGAACATATATTCTGGGCCAAGATGAACAAATGTGGATATTCAGCCAAAGGTTGTAAATTCTCATTTTATTCGATGAGGGGTTCAGGAGATATGGACACTGGTTTGTTTAATTCAATTTTAATGTACATTGCGTGCAGATACTTTGAAATCAAAAACAATATACATCAAAACCAGTTCATAGTTGATGGAGATGATAATCTAATAAAGATACCAATTGGGATGGAAAACTATTTGAACACTTTCAAAGATTTTGGTTTCGATGCTAAGCTGATTGTGCGAAAAGACTACCACGATGCAGAATATTGTAGTGGAAAATTTTTGCAGATCAATAATAAAGGTGAATTCATGTATTTTCAGAACATCTTGAAAATAATGAACAACATGGCAATTTTTCGTAAGAACAAATTTAGACATTGCAAAGCCGCATATTACTACACTTTGGGCTATATGTATAAGCAGATCTATGGTAACATCCCTCTATACAAAGATTTCGCCCAATTCTTAATGCGTGATAATAAGTCTAGATTTAGTAAATCATTGCTAGAAGAAATAAACCCTTTATACTTAGACATCTTGATACATGGCGAAAACAAATTGGAGATAGA